TATTTTTAATGCTTTAGAAAAAGGTTGGGATATAAAAAAAAAAGGTCAAAGATTTGTATTTTCAAAAAACCATGAAGGAAAAAAAGAAGTTTTTACTGACGCATATTTGAAACGATTTATCAAGTCGAATTTATTTAAGGATTGAAAATTATGCTGTGAAATTTTAATTAATTAATGTTTAATATAAAAATTTTTTTCTTTAGGAATATTATAATAATATGGGAGGAGGTCTAATGCAACTAGTCGCTTACGGTGCTCAAGATGTTTATCTTACGGGTAACCCACAAATCACTTTCTGGAAGGTAACTTACAGACGTCACACTAACTTCGCTATGGAATCTATTGAACAAACTTTCAACGGTCAAGCCGATTTTGGCCGCCGTGTCCAATGCACTGTTTCTAGAAACGGTGATTTGGCATACCGCACATACTTACAAGTAACACTTCCAGAAATCAACCAAGATGATGCCGATTCCGGTGGAACTGGTGATGTCTACGCACGCTGGCTTGATAACCCAGGTCACCAACTTATCTCACAAGTTGAAGTAGAAATTGGTGGTCAACGCATTGACAAACAATATGGTGACTGGATGCACATCTGGAATCAATTGACTCTTACATCCGAACAAGAGTCTGGTTTCCACAAAATGATTGGTAACACAACTCAACTTACCTATTTAACAGACCCTGCGTTTGCCAAAGTAGCAACCGCCTGTTCAAATGCCGATGTACCAAATGCAACTTGCGCTCCACGCAATGCTCTTCCAGAAACTACTCTTTACATTCCATTAGAGTTCTGGTTTTGCCGCAACCCAGGACTTGCACTCCCATTGATTGCACTTCAATACCATGAAGTCAAAATCAACATTGAACTTCGCCCAATGGACGAATGTTTATGGGCTGTCGATAAAATTTCACCAGTAGCCGCAGGTGGAAATGTAAAATGTACATCCGCATACAGCAAATCTCTTGTTGCTGCTTCTTTATATGTTGATTACGTTTTCCTTGATACGGATGAGCGTCGCCGTATGGCACAAAACCCACACGAATACCTTATTGAGCAACTTCAATTCACTGGTGACGAATCAATTGGTTCTTCCAGTAACAAAGTAAAACTCAATTTCAATCATCCATGTAAAGAAATTATCTGGGTCGTACAACCTGACGCCAACGTCAGTTACTGCGATTCTTTTGTTTCAACTGAAATCTTGAATGCCGCTCTCGGTGCACAACCTTTCAATTACACTGATGCCGTTGATGCTTTACCTAACTCCATTCGCGCATTCTCTTCGACTGCTCAACTTGGTGGAGTTGCTGATGCAAGAAATAACGGTGTTATCGATGCTTCCGGTCTTTTCAATGACCCAACTGCAGGGGGGTCTGCTGCAACCGGTGACATTTCCGCAGGAGCTGTTATAGGTGTTTCTGGTGCTTTCAAAGCATCACAAAATAACGGTGTATCTGATGCCGGTGCTTTCGTACTCGCAGAAACTGCACTCGATATGCACTGCTGGGGTGAAAATCCAGTTGTTACTGCCAAACTCCAACTCAATGGTCAAGACCGTTTCTCGGAACGTGAAGGTACCTACTTCGACCTCGTCCAACCATTCCAACATCACACCAGACACCCAGATACCGGTATCAATGTCTACTCTTTCGCACTTCGCCCAGAAGAGCACCAACCATCCGGAACTTGCAATTTCTCGAGAATTGATAACGCAACACTTCAATTGGTTGTCTCTGCTGCCGCCATCTCTGGTGCAGCAACCGCCAAAGTTCGCGTATACGCTACCAACTACAATGTCCTCCGTGTCATGTCGGGTATGGGTGGTTTAGCATATTCAAATTAATTAAATTGGTGTATAAAATAAAATTGAATACAATAACTAACTTAAAGGAATATATAATAATATTATTATAATATGTTCTGTGAAAACGAAAACGTTATTGAAAAAGATGAAGGTGTTTATATTCGTGCTGGCAAATTCGCCGGTACATATAAAAATTTTTGTTATTTAATTGAAAATACCGAAACAAAGGAAAGATACTACAAAATGACTTGTAATGAATATAATACTATTTGTACCATGTTATCTATCGAAGATGTAGAATTAATTAAAAATTATAAACCATATAGACCTGTATTTTCATTGCATTCAAATGGATATGCTTTTGGAAAAGAACCGCGGTCAAAAAAACAAATTTACTTACATTCATTTGTAATTAAAAATACAAACCCTGAAGATGAAAGAATCCATGATAAAAAATACTCAATAGACCATATAAATAGATTAAGGCTTGATAATAGGCGAAATAATTTAAGATGGGCTACACAAAGTGTTCAAAATGCAAATCAAAATAAAAGAAGCAGGAAAAAAAACGCAATAAAATTACCAGAAGGCATTACGCAAGATATGATGCCTAAATATGTTTATTATTGTAAAGAATGTTATAATAAAGAAAAACAACTTTCCCGCGATTTCTTTCGTATTGAAAAGCATCCAAATCTTACAAAAAAATGCATTGCTTCTTCAAAATCATCAAAATTTACCATTTTAGAAAAATTAGAACAAATAAAAAAAAAATTATATAATTTAGATAATGACATTGAAGAAAAAAGGGAATTACCAACATATTATACAATTCAAAATTTTAGAAATACACCACATTTAACTTTCGATAGACATACTGATAATAAAAGATATAATTTAAAAATGAAAATGAAAGAAAATAAATCTTTAAAAGAAGAATTAGAAAGATTTAATGAAAAACTAAA